CTATTATCCATTAAGTTCCTTAATATATTTAAACGTTTCGAAATTTCGTATACCTTCTACGTCATCTCCATACGTATAATTCGTGAACTTGATGTCTTTACCTTCTTGAATACGTTTTAAACTGACATATTGACGTATTCCTAGGTCGCTCGTTTTAAGTTTATATTTATCAAAGGACCAAACAAACTTCACTAAGTCCTTAAAAAGAGGGTGGTGCTTACAGTTCTCTAAAATAGAGATCGTTCTTATTGCAAAGTAATCTTTGCCACTAATATCCTCTTTACTGATGTCATCGAATCTTTCCATGTGGATAATCCTATTTAGAGCTCTATATGTAGGATATACACCGCGGACTATTCCGTCCGTAGACCTAAAATCTGGATGATAGAGAAACTGAAGGTAAGTGCAGTATTTCTCAGAAATATCCGATTTATCGGGGTTAATCTTCAATCCAGCATCAATGTATGCCTGGAACAATCTCTCAGGGTTGGAAGACGAGCAAGCACTGTCATCTCCCTGCAACTGTATTGTATCTAGTGAAACAGTGTCATAACATCCGCTTTCGATAATCGAAAATTGTATAGTTGAGCCAGCCTCATTAGTAAAGCCGGATCCTGACGGTATACCATGGGCTCCTGATAAAACACCGTCCGGAGTTACGATTGGAATCGTGTTAAACCTTTCGAAAAGTGAGTCTATATCATCATGATACTGCTGTTGATACAGGTCCTTAAAAGCATCGAAGGCCACTTTCTGCAAAGCATATTTCGCATCATCGTCGAAGGAAGAAACATCACCTGAAACCATGTATTTCCCTCTCTCCTTGTTTTGATTCATTAATTTATTAATCGCTTCATCTAGCGACGCTGGGGAGCGGAGAGCTGCGCGCCATGGCTGTCTTATTTGGTGTTGCAGTATGGGCCTGTAGTATTGCATCTCAAATAGGGTGTCAGCAATTGGGTAGCCCCAAACATCCCTAGTTTTACCTCCTTCCTGCGTACGGGTAAACAACACCGCTGGATATTTGAACAATAGACTGTCTAGGTCTTTAATTGTCTCAGCTATAATGTTG